TGTGCCTGTTACGCCAGCTGGCTTGTAGTATTGACCCCAACGTTCCATGTCGAACGCTTCGCCATCAACAGATGCTTCAAACATCTCTTTGATAACTTTAAGCTCAATATCAGTAGGCTTCTTAGGTAAGAAGTCCTTCAAGCTGAACAAACCTTTGTCGCTAATTGCTGACTGCTCTTCATTGCTTAGAGCACGTTCACGACGTCCCCACTTTGAAGTGCTATAGTCTGCGTAGCCACCTTTAGTTGTTTTGATGATTTTAAAATCCAAACCACGAACGTAGTCTGTTGGCAATTCTTCAATCTCATTATCCATCAATGCACCTTTAATAATGTTAAAGATTTGTGGACCAATAATGAAACGGCGAATTGGGTTTTCTGGTGTACGATCTTCTTTGAAGTTACCAGCGTCTACTACGAAGCCTTGGAACACGTAAGACTTTTTCTTCCAGTACTTACGACCCATGTCTTCTAGTGACTTGTCCTTAAACCAAGGACGTACTTCTGTTAGAATAGGGCAAGTTTCACCCCACATTTCCATACAAGGCACTTGTACAGTGACAGGACGTGAATCAGTTTGACCTTTAACTCCAGCGAATGGAAGTTTGATCATGGCACGTTCTGCCCAGAAAAATGTGTTGTTTGGATCACTGTCTGGAACGAAACGGACGGACACTTCTTGTCCTTCTGCAATGTTCCAATGTGGGAAAATGGCGTTGTCGCCACCTGTTTGTGTGCCGCCTGTTTGACGGTTATTTTGCTCTTGAAGCTTTGCTCTAATTTCTGCTAATGAAGCCATAATGTTTCTCCTTTTAATATGCCTTAAATTTGCCTTATTATTTGTCTATGCAACTACATAAACAAAAAGCGCATACATGTTATTGTATACGCTTTTATTTATCATTGCAAGAGTTTTCTTGCCTAAATTTTGATTTATTTTCTTAAGCCTGATAAAATCAACATGTCGGTAAAATCTGCAGATTCTTTAACAATCTTTTTCTTACCGCCTTCTTCATCTTTGCCTAAACGTCCTGCAACAACATCGCCTTTAGTTACTTTGTCGTATGGTTTAGCATTGTTAGCCAAGTTACCGTCGCCTTTCTTTTTGGCTTCGTTCATACCATTAATTCTGTTATTGAATCGCATAACTTCTGCCATCTCATCGTTTGCTGGAGTTTGTCTAGCTGATAATTTTTCAATTAAACGCTTTGCTAATTCGCCTGCATTGTCACCAAATTCTTTTTGTACTTTGATTGCAACGCCTGTTTCGCCTAATGGGAATGTTCCGTGTTCACGATCATAAAAGCCTAGAATAAATTCTGCAATTTGTTTTGGGCCTGTTTTTGGTTCTTCTTTAGTTTCGTCAACTTCAGATCCAAAGCCTGTGTTGTCTGTACTAATACTACCGCTCTTAGCTTGACCACGTAGCTTGTTTAAGAAAGAACTATCGTCATCTTCTTCACCACCTTTGACACCGCGCAACTCTGCATCAATGTCTGCATCGCTCATTGCTGGACGTGCTGTTGGTTTTGTTTCGCCTGTGATACGATCCCAAGCGGCGTACGTTTTTTCATCACTAACACCTAGCATTGGTAATGTGTTAAAGAATTCTTGTTCAACTTCTTCTGGTTGTACTTCACCAGCTCTAATTGCACGAGCTACTTTATTCAAGTACTCCATTGCATGTCGTTTTTCTTCAGGAGTTTGGTCTCCAGATTCTCTCATCATACCTTCTCCTTGTTTGTTGCCTTCATATAAGCTGTCCCACACCATTTGATGCAGTAAATCGCCATGTAAATCTCTTAGTTGTTCTAATTCTTGATCTGACATTTCTGTGCCATCAGTAAATGAACCTGCACTAAAGTACGAGTCTGAAAAGTCTGGTTGATCACGAGTATCAATACCGTCCACTTCTAAACTATCAACATCAACTTCTTTACCATTAATAGCTAGTGCTTGACCTTCTTGGATTGGCATATTGAAACTATTTGAACCGCCAATTGCACTTAGTACATCTGGTTCAAACTGTGACAAATATTCTATAACAATGCCTTTAGCGTCTGCATCAGGACCTTCAGTTTCAGCCAATGTTACTAATTTAACTTTTGTTTCTTCAGAAATATTAATGCCTAAACTTTGTAGTGATGCGCTAACATTTTCTCCGTTAATACCTACTGGAAAATGCTCACTTACTAATTCTTGTAATTGTGAAAGTTCTTCTGGAGTCAATTGTGTTTCAACTAATGTAGTTGCCCATGACTCAAATTGTGCTTCTGGTGACTCATGAACAACTGTATCTAAATCAATTTCACCAAATGTTTCTTCTACATGTGCAACTTCGCCTAAATCAATTTCACTTGTCTCTTGCATGATTTTGAACAATAGTGGGAATACATCTGCAATATCTTCTTTGAAGCTCTTTACTGTAAATTTGTCTTTGTATTCTTCCATTGTGATCTCGTCAATTAGTGGAGATTCGCCAGCACCCATTGCACAGTTCTTTTTAAATTCTTCGTAGTGGTGTTGACGACTTAGTTTTTGGATTGTTTCTTTTAGTGATTGAAGTTTTTGGTTTGCTCGACCGACTATGTCGTTAGTTCCAGTATTCATTAAATCTTCACGGGCTACATATCTTTTGAATGAGCTCAATTTAGCAATATCTTCACTCATCTCAATAATCTTCTGTCCAATTGGATCATGTGGAACGCCACCGTTTGCCACGTGACGTTGCATTGCTTCTGCGCCTGCTTTGTGTGGGAAAGGATATTTAAAACGTTCTCCTTGTGCGTTCTCGATAAACAAACTTTCAATGTTTCTGCTTCTTGCACCTGGAATAGACTCATCAACTGTTTTGCTGTGTCTAATAATAAGACGTGTCTTATCTAGCGGCTTGTAACTAGTGCGACTAGTACCTTTCATAATTGATTCACTCATAACTGATTCCTTTTTGGCCAAGTAGCCATAATCTCTTTTATCTAAATTTGTTTTTGCAATATCGCGAGTATCAAAGCTCATTAATCTTTTCATAGCAAACTTACGCATTTCTTTTAGGAAACTGTACCATGTTCCAGATACAATGCTGTCTGCATCTTCTAAGATATTTCTGTTGAAATAAATCTTCAAACTACCTGGCTCGTTAATACTGATACTAACTGTGCCTAAGTTCACGCCTTCAAAAATAGCGTCAAAATCAAAGAATCTACCCTTAGTGGCTTCAAATGTAGGAGCCCCATTATCATCGCCCATTTCCATTTTAGGGAAACGACTGCGAATCTTATAGAATAGGTCTTGAGCAATAATGTCTTGATTAATCATAATGATATTTATGCTTTCGTTAGCTCATAAAGATGGGCATAGGCATGACTGTTTCTTCCCCGTGCCTCAATAAATCGTATACCGCTGGATCCCAATCGCTCAGCACAGACAGCATTCTAACGGCTAGTAGCATAGCCATTACTAGGTCATCATGCTCGCCCGATTTGGCTTCAAAGCTGGTTCCGGCTGCAATAAAGCTCTTTAGCTGTCTAATTAATGGCTTACTTTGTATATTAATAGCTTTGGTTTCAATCAACTGTTTTAGTTTTGAACAAGCGGCAATCTTACTGTTGTGGGTTGTGTTAAAGCCCTTACGGAACTTGCGAACGTGTCCCTTACGAATTGGCTCACTGATAAACAACCCTGGGATATGTTCTTCACCGATTTCGTTAATTGCTACCAGTGCCGCTTCTCCCAGTGTGTTATTTTCTACACTATAATATACTTTAGGCACAGCTGAACCGCCACCAGTTTCATCTGTAATATACTTGCAAATGTCACGTAAAATTCTAACCTGTGATTGTATTGGCGTCATATTATGTTGCCATTCAGCAACCTGCACCATACCAGGTATCTCAAATACTTCAATTGCAGAGTAGTCCCCGCCTGTACCCATTGACGGGTCCAATGTAACAAGGTAGTTTCTATCCTGTTTAATCTTTCCATACCAGCGTGTTTGTCCCATACGTAAAATAGGATCAACGCCTTCCATGTCTGCAAGTACTAGAGCACTAATAAGTGTTTCGTCAAAGATAATGAATTCACATTCATGTTCACGACGGAAACGTTCTTCACCAATACGTGACTTTTCTTCGTCTGCCCATTTCTGATCTCTGTCAGGATGTTCACTCCAGTGTGCTTTAAATGGATGGAATCCGTTTGTACCAACTTCTGTTTCGTTACCAAATTCGTCAAAGCGTTTGTTAGCTTCTTTCCAGATAGTAGCAAACTGATCTTCGTCACTGTTTGGTGTTGAAGTAATAATAGCCTTACCACCAGTTGACAATGTAGGAGAGATTGAAGTCCAGAACTCACTAGCAATGTTAGGTGGAACGAATGCAAACTCGTCTGCATACAAAAGTGTAATAGACATACCACGACCAGTATTACTAGTTGTAGTTTGTGCAACAATACGTGATCCGTTATCAAATTCAATGCTACCCTTGTTGTAACTGGTAACACCTGCACGTAAAAAGTCTGGACACATTTCGTATGCGTATCGCACACGTTGCATAATTTCTTGAGCACCTGTGTATTTGTGTGCCGCAATAAGAATTGTCGAATCTGGATTAAACATTGCGTACCACAACAAGTAACCTGCCGCAGTAGTTGTCTTACCAGTTTGACGTGGCATCATGTTTACATTAAAACGATAGTTGTGATAACTGTCTAGCAAGCGTGTTTGGAACTCAAACGGTTCAAACAACATTTGTCCTTTAACAGGATGCTGAATATAAAAATAGTTGCGTAAGAAATGTTCTGGTCCCGTAACTGGATCTGAGCAGGCTAGCATTTCGCCAATCTCTGCTTCACTCCACTTTTGCTTTACGTGGGCTTTCTTAATTAATACGCCGTCTAATGATTTTGCCATACGTTTATTTACATAAAAAAAGCATCCCGAAGGATGCTTTTTGGTAAGGTCTTAATTAGATCAGTTGCTGTTCTTAAAAGCTTCATATGCTTTGAATAGATCTGCGCTTGTATCTACGATTGAACTTTCTTGTAGCTTTGGCTCTTCTTTTGGTAACTTGTTATCGCCAGGAGCTCCTGCTGGAATCTGTGCCATATCAATGTAGTTACGCATATCAGCCATTTTGTTTGGATCAAATTTTGGAACATCTGTTGGATCATTTGGCGTAGTGTTAGCTTTGAAGTTGTCAGAGAACTCTTCAGAAGTGGACTCTTTACCTTTGAACTCTTCACCTGTATCTATATTTCTAACTGTGATAGAACCTGGTTCAGTTACATCACGACCAACGTGCTCTTCGCCAGTGTCCACGTTTCTAACAGTAACACTGCCGTCGCCGTCTGATTGACTGTCAGTGCCAACATCTAGTTCAATTTCATCAGCACCAAAGTTAGCATTCATGCTGTCTGGAGAACTTGGTGGCATTTCTTCGTCTGGTCCGCCCATGATCTGTAATGCTTTCATCATTGGCATATTAGAGTTTTGTGTTGGCATCATGTCTTGTTCAACTGGACGTAC